TAGCTTCACCACTTCCCACCAAATCAGGACTATCAAACTCAGAAAGTTTAAAATATTTCATAGTATCTTACCAATTAACATACTTGTTAGAATCATTATAAGCATCCAAAATAAACCAAACTGAAACTTGTTCCAAGTAGAACCGTTTTTCTTTTTATGTAACCATAGTTTAAATTCTATGAATTTTAATACTATTAAGTCTATATACTTTTTCATTTTTGTATGATTTCGTTAATCCTCTTTAAATCTTTTCTTACTCTTTCCCTTTCTAATTTGACCTCTAATATCTCTCCTTCAAGTACTCTAATGTCAGGGAATACATAATTGTTTTGATTGTATCTTAATCCTTGTATCTCGTTTTCTGTGTCTGTTATTCTGCCCTCTAAATGTGTGTACAGTAATACTGCACTACCAACAAGTATGACTATCTGTATAAGCCATTTTATGTTTATAGATATTCCTGCATCGTCATTTAATTTAGGTAGATTTTCTCCCATTAATCTTGTCTTTCAAGTAATAGAACAATTCTTTTCCTAATAGACCAAAGAAACCACCGACAAGACCAATCATTGCGGCTTGTGCTACACCCATAATAGTTATTGTTGATAGGGTTGTAAACATAAACCCACTGATAAAAGATATTTTATTGTCCATAGTTTAAATGGGGGCTTTTACACCCCCGTTTTTTTAATCACCGCAAGTGGTTTCGTTAAATAATATATTTACTTCTTCTTCAGTAATAAGCCTATCAAATATTCTTAATTGGTCAATTTGACCATCAAAACCTTTTTGAGCAACGTTATAATCGTTTCCTGTACCCATTTTAGTAAAAGCATTAGTGGCACTATAATAAGAACTCGCATCTGTTCTTTCAACTCTTTTCACTCCATTATAATAAACCGCCATATATGAACCATCCCTAACCACAACCGTATGATTCCAAGTACCGATAGTGTGATACGTTGTCCAAAAATCGGGTATAATTAATCTTGCGCCACTTGTTACACCACCGTGACCTTTTAATCCTTCAGGACTAAAATTCATATCGTAAGCATTACCAACTGTAGAACCTAAAACATAGAAACTATTTGATGTGCTATAAGTGCTATTTGTTTTTGTCCAATAAGAAACGCTAAAAACTGTTCGTTTATTAAATAAATTACTTGGAAAAGTTACTCTATTATCAGTACCTGTGCTTGTGCTAAAAGTAGCTGCTTTATTTAAGTATCCGGGTGTAAATGTAACATTATTACCTACACTTGAAGGATTATAATTACCACTTAAATCGTAAATAGAATCATTAAAGTTATATGCGGCAATACAATTACCATCTCCAAAAATATCTAAAGTATAAGTTGAGCCTCCGCAACCACAAGGTTCTTCATTGTATAATGTAGTAACCTCTCCTGTGGATAAAGCTTTGTTGAATATACGAACTTGGTCTAAGGAAGCATCAGGATTTGTCCACGAAGTTATCACATCGAGAAACGTTAATCTATTACTACCTATATTATTTGTAGATAAATTAGCATCTATTACTTCTGCTCCATTAAGATATGCCTTAGCATTTGAACCGTCATAAGAAACTGCAAAATGGAACCATTCATTTTCAGGTACTAAAGCAGTAGATACGGCAGTATTGTTGCAAAAATTTAAGTATAATTTTCCAGGTTGTGATTCAAGTATTCCACCCCAAGCAGATGTTGCTCCTGCGCCTGAAGAATAATTAAACAAATAATGCCTTTGGTCTCTATCAGTTGTTTTTGACCAAAGAGACACAGAGAACGCAGTATTTGGAGATAAACTAATGCTTGGAACATCTACGAATTGCGATGAACTTGTGTTTCTTATAGCAAGGTCAAATTTACCTGCCACATAAGTCATATTTGCCGTATTAATAGCCGTATGATTACCGCTCAAATCATTAGTGTTTCCATCAAATTGGTATGCAGCAACACAAGAACTATCTCCCAATATGTCTAAAGTGTTTGATGTATTATCTTCACAAGCACATATTTGTTCACCATATAATGACTCTATTTCATAAGGGGTCAAACTACGGTCAAATATTCTCACTTGTTCAATAAGTCCACGACCATAAGCAGTTGTTCCATTAGGAGTTGCTCTACCCAATGCAGGAGCAGATGTAGTCATACCGGTTATAGTACTTGCACTTGCAGACGTAGTTGGGTTATATACTTGACCATTTAACGAGCATTCATATCCCGATGAATTTTTAAGACACGCAGTAAAAAAATTCCATCCATTAGGGTTTAGGTTTGTTAAAACTGCATCTTGATATAAATATTTTCCTACTGCTTGTCTTATTCGTAGTTGTGCAGTCCATAATCCTGTTGAATTAGAATATCTTATTCCTATGTAAGTCCAATTATACTGACCTGCTGTTGCACCATAAAAATAATAAACTTCGTCTTGAGAAAAACCTTCAGGATTAAACCAAAGAGTTATTGTTTTGCCTAATGACAAAGTTCTTGGACTATTCAAATAAGCATTTGTACCATTTAACTGTGCTGCTTGACTAAATAACCCTGTTGTAAAACTAACATTAACAGGCGTAACATCGTCAGAAGAAGGATTTTCATCGTCACCATTCCCGTCTAAATGATATAAAGATAGACCGCTTGAATCTCCAAATGGGTCGTAGTTATTCAATATATCAGTACAACCTATGGGGTTTTCACCACCACCGCCACCTGCGACTTTATTTAAAATTATTTCCCTTCCAAACATAATATTTATTTATGGTTATACTAAATCTTCTAATGTAGGCTCAAATAAAACAATTTGGTATTTTAATACTTCTGCAATTGTTTCTAATGCTAATATTTCTGCTTCGGCAGCATCAGCTTTGTCTCTTATTCCTGTTCTTTCAGTTGCTATATTTTCTGGAATACCTACCGATGTGTCAGCATTTCTTATAACATACCAATCAGTAATACTCAATAAGTCCCCTGCTTGTTTTTTAACCTCTTGAATCTTAGTTTCTTTAGCCTCTTGTAATGTTTGACTAAATACTTTATCTGTAACATCGTATGTAAATACTGAACCATCAAAGTGTAGGTTAGATATTTGTTGTGTTACTGAATCGTAAGATGGCATTACAACGTCATAGAATCCATATGATTGCAATTCTGAATCAGATAATGCTCTAAGGTTCAAGTGTAAATTTACTCCGTCATCCCAAGTTCTTGGAACTCTATTAAAAGTTTTTATTTTGCCGTTTATTTCTATTGCTTTCATAATTTATTTTAACTATTTAATTGACTAATTGAGTAAATGTATACTGAATCTGTTCTTAAAACCTGTATAACATTGGTTGTGTTTGGAACCCAAGCACCGCTAATTGTTTGACCATTTGGTAAAGCTAAGTCAAAATTACCAGCCATATACAATATTTTAACATCTCCTGTTATGGCGTTTGTAAAAGTTAAAGTGGTGTGGTCGTCTAATGTTTTAGTAAATATTTGACCTGCTTCAAAGTCAACATTATTTTGCCCACTACTTAATACTACGCCTGTTTTATATTGCGTACCTATTTTATCTCCTGTAATAACGTCATTAGCTAAATGTACTGTATCAATAGAACCATCTACGTATTGGTCTGAATCTACTGAGTTATCTGCCATCTTAGCATTTGTTACTGCTCCGTCAGTAATTGTCAATGCAGTTGCTCCTGTAACTTCTCCCGTGTGGTTATAGTTATAAAGGTTTGTTGCACCTTCTGAAATATCATCAGTATCAAGTACCACTGTACCTGTCTGTCCATTTACTGAATCAACATCACTTGCATCAGCATCATATAACTCCGTAAAGTTTTCATTAATCCATTGAAAAGCTGTTGCTAATGGAGTTCCATCACCCGAATCTGCTCCTACTGCGGGTATTGTTAATATTGTTTTTTTTGCCATGTTTTTTTATGTTTAAATTTGTGTTCTATCTGCGGTTAATTGTGTTGTGTCTGCTGTAAATAAAGTAGTGTCTGCTGTTAATCTGAACAAATCCCAACAAGTAGGTGCGGATATATCAGGTACTGCATTAGTACTCCAATAAGTGTCTGCTCCCCAACTATCGTTGGTTGCCATATCACAATAAACTTTACCCCAATTTATGTTGTTTGCCATTCTTGTCTATTTGTTTTAAATAAGCTTCTAACTTTATTATATTACTCTGTTTTGGCTTATATGTTTTAATTTTATCTTTCTCTACAGAACCCATGAATGAAAGTTTACATCTTTGTCGGGGTACATTTCTCCATTAGTACTTTGATTGTATTCAGGGAATAGTTGACTATAGAACCCCATGTAATCAACAAATCTCCTTGTATAAAACTCAGCAGTCTCAGTAACCTTGTTTAACATCATGTTCATTTCTTCCAACGAAATAGTTTCCGAGTTTTCTGAACGATGTTTGTAAACCCCTCCGTTGCTAATCTGATACATCGCAAAAGGAAGGTAGTTGCTTTGAGTGAACCATATAAGCATAGGCTTGACATAATCATCCAATAAGTTTTTATAGTTTGCATTTGCAATATCTGATATAGTTCCGTTTAATATTAAAGTTTGTAATTTATTGTATAATTTACCACCTAAGTAGTTTTGGATATGTGTGTCCTGAGCTACCTCAATGAATTGTATAATTTTATCATTATCCACATTTCCATCAATAATGGACTTGCGTTTAAGTTCTTCTAATCCTATAAATAGAGCTTTGTTTGCCATATTAGTTATTTTTTAGTGTTTGGATAAGCTCCTCCATTCTTCATATCTGCAGGTCTTACTGATACTTCTTTTGGGTTAGTAGGTTCAGTAAATCCTTCTTTAGTAGCATCTGAAGCCTCAACCTCTGTATTCTTACCTACTTTCTTTTTATAAACTCTTCTCTCCCAAAGATGTTTGCAGTTTTTACCGCCTTTGTAAAGGAACAGACTATAGTTTTGTTTCTTATGACCAAGCTCTCTATTAGCTCCTTTAAAAGACATCATTCCAATATCTTCTTTTCTAAACACAACATTCTTCTCAGTTAGAGCTTCCATTTTTCTGCAGAACTCTCTACTACCTGCACTATTTCTAACAGGACCATAAGCATATCTTACTTTAAACCCTGCGTTATCTTGTTTAGAGTCTTTATTTGGGTTAGCGTCATCTTTAGATACACTTGCTAAGGTTGTTTTAAGCTCTTCTAATGAAGTTTCTGTTCCGTCTAATAGCTGACTATCAACTAACTCCCATTCATCACTTACAACCTCTCCTAAGTCTTCTAATTGCTCAAATAAGTCTTCTCCATCTTCATCAGAGAAATCCTCTAAAGAAACAGGCTCTTGAGATGATAAGTTCTCAGATTGTTTCTCACCTGTCTCTTCTTCCTTCCTTACTTTAGTAGAGATGTTATCTAACTCTGTAAACTCAATAGGTTGTAGGGTAATAAAGTATAGGTTTAAGAAGATTCCGTTAAAGTTTAGTATCTCATTAAATCCATCAATTAAAGACTGCTGAAATGGTCTAATAACAACATTATCCATGATGATAGAAGCTGTTCTAAGCTCCTCCGCATTGTTGCCAAAACCTGTGTTGTCTTTAATACCCATTAATATAGGTGAAACAATTCTATGACCCATCATAATCTTCTCTCTACTCTCTGTAGATAAGAATTGGTATTGTGCATGAGCATCAGGTAGGTGTATAGGCTCTAAGTCTGCTTTAGTTTCTGCAGAGTCATTAAATGTAAGTATGAATTTACCTGCATTAGATGTTCCACTAAACTTGTCATATATTTTATTCTCTAATAACTCCTGAGTCTCTTCATTAGGCACTCCATTATTAAAGTTGATTAATAAAGAAGGTTGTAAACCATTCTTAATGTTGTTTATGTGGTAGTTAGATACCTCTTCCTCTAAAGAACAATATTGTAAGCAACCATTGTAATCTACAGGTGCATAATAATAGAATCCTGACTTATAAGGTTTAATAACAAACATTTCAATAACATCTGATTTAGACCCATTACCAAAAGTTGGTATTCTCTTAGGTTTATCAGATGGTTTTATATCACACCATTTAGGGTGGTAATAGTAAGCTTTTATTTGACCATCAGTAGCCTTTTCAGCTCTAAGGGTTTCCATTGGAAAGTGTAGTACTTTTACTATACTTGTCTTCTCTTTGTTGTAAACAAGCTGCATTGCAGACTGACCAAGCATTTTATAGTCGTTAACTACCTTTTTAATTTCTTTAGGTTTAAGAAGAAGCTTCATCTTAGCATACATCTCAGGCTTAACATCAGAATCAGTAGCATCTAAACCTCTACCATAAATCATTTCAACAATACCATTAATACAACCTGAATTGGTTGGACTACCTAAGTATTTCTCAATTAGATTGTCAAAGTAATCATTGTTTTCTCCATACTGAACCCAATCCTTTCCATATACCTCCTTTATCTCAGGAGCAGCATATCCTGAAAGATTAACAACCCTTACAGACCCATCACTAAACTTGTTAGCAGGTTTTACGTTGTTATTTAATGTTATTCTTCTTTTAGCCATAAGTATTGTTATAAAATGATATAATCGCTTCCTGAGCCATTATATTCTTCATACTCATTTGTGTTTAAAGTATGTTTTACAGTTTTATCTACTTGAGCAGTTGCGTATGCCTTATCTCTAAACCATAACTCTCCTCCTTTTGTGAACTCTAAATAATAACCATAACCCTCTCTTAAAATAGAGAAAGCTATATCCATATAAACATAGTTGCTATTGTCGTTAGGAACTTCAGCTACAATGTCTTCAATAGTTTCAGATATATTCGTACCATCCTCAGTTATAACCAAAGTAACATTGTCAAAAGAAGCCTCTTCAGTAGGAAACTCTCTTGGAACAACTGCGATTGTTTGAGATTCTGTATCAGGTAATAATCTTATCATAATATGATAACTGAAAAGTTAATTTTTGTTTTTATTTTGGTGCATAAAAAAAGTGGAGAGTAATAAAACCCCCCACTCTTTAAATACATACTATGTTTAAGTACTATGTTTAAGCTCCCGGTACAATAGCAAATCCAATTGTGTCAGGGGCTCCCAATAAGAAGTTTGCAGGAGTTCTTTCCATCCCTGTAAGAGTAAGTGTGTAGCCACTTAAGTCAGACATAGCAGTACCTGTTACAATAGTTCCACCTGTTACATCGCAACCATGCTCTAAACCTGCTAAAAAGAAGTTTCCATTGTTGTCTTCTACAATTACATGAGGTCTTCCAAAAATTAACATTTTAAGCTCTTTATGGTCAGCTATAGTTAATTTCTTTAAAGTTACTTCAATTACCTGCTCAAATGCAGTAGTTCCTGTGTCTCTTGAAGACTGAACATTTTGAGTAAAGGAAGAAGCTCCTTTAATTTCATATTTGTAAGCATCGGGTGTTCCTGTTACTAAATCAATTACATCAGTATTAGTATCGTCATATTCGACTGTAGCTATATCTCCGTAATTAACAAAGTACAAGTTTTTTAAACCACCAACACTATCTTTGCAAGGTTCTACCCTTCCTGCTGTTAATAAATCACAAGCCATTTGTTATATATTTTAAGGTTAATTAAAAAAGGGCAGGCAGGCTTTACGGCTTACCTACCCTTTCTATTTATTTAGTTATTTATTAAGAGTAAAGAACGATGTCTGAACCGATTCCGTACTGTACTCCACTTGTGTAACGC